AGGTGATAGAGACAGTGCTGGTAATATTCCTGCTAATGTTACCTCAGAACATTATGGACTTTATATTTACAATGAAGCAAGGAACTATATCTCAGGTCGAGTAGGTATCGGCACAAACCCAGCATCTGGTATTAACTTAGATGTTACGGGTGAGATGCGTTGTCCAACCATTACTACAAACACTATTAGATTCCGTCAGACAGGTTATGGTACAAACTCCGACCCATATGGTTTTAGATTTGTAACTCCATCCTCAAATACTTCTAGATTAGAATTACATCTTAATGATGATTCAAATGAAGAATTTGCTATCTATGGTTATTCTTGTAGTGGATATAGTTGTGGTGAGTGGTCAGGTAATAAGTATCATTACTTTAGATCAAACGGTGATGCATATCATTTAGGAACTCTAACCAAAGGATCTGGTACATTCCGTATTCCTCATCCACTTCCAGCACTTACTGAAACTAAAGATCTGGTTCACTCATTCGTTGAGGGTCCACGTCCTGATCTAATTTATAGAAACAAAGTTGCACTTGTTAATGGAACTGCAACAGTTAATATGGATGAGTCAGTTGGTTTAACACCAGGTACATGGGAATTACTTTGTAGAGATCCTCAAGTATTTGTTACTAATAATCAAGGATGGACACAAGTTCGTGCTACAGTTACTGAAGCAGGTGTTATTTCTATTGAAGCACAAGATTCATCTTGCACTGATACTATTGATTGGATGGTTGTTGCAGAACGTCAAGACGCTAAAATTAAAGAAGCAAATTGGACTGATGATGATGGTAAAACTATTCTTGAACCAGATAAGTCAGGACGTCCTGGAGATGATTATCCAAATTATGAAGCATTCCTTGCTGAAGAACCTGAGAATAAATCAGATCACTTTGAAGGTCAGGAAACACCAGATCCTGATGATGACATGTTAGAATAACCTGTATAAATAAAAGTGTCATGACAATTTTACCATTCTATAGGAGGACATAATGACAGTAACTGAGATGATTACACGTTTTGAAAAAAACATGAAAGAACTCGTTGATGAAATTCGAGAACTTGATACAACTCTCACAGCAAAGAAAGAAGAATTCTTTCGTTTACAAGGTGCCATTGAGGGTCTCAAAATGGCAAAAGACCAAGAGAGTGGAGGGGAGGTTGACCTAGATTCAGGAAAACAAGAACTTATTTCACAACACGTTGAAGGTTAACAAATCAGTCCTCTGCTAAATAGGTAGAGGACTTTTTTTTATGCGTACCCGATGTCGCAACCAGCAAGTAGATCAGATCTGAAAGAATATGCTTTACGTAGATTAGGCAAACCAGTTCTGGAAATTAACGTAGATGATGATCAAATTGATGATTTAATTGATGACGCTCTTCAAATGTTTAATGAGCGTCATTACAATGGTAGTGAAAGAATGTTTTTAAAACATAAATTTACAGCATCTGATGTTGGTAAATTTAAAGGATTGGATGAAGAAGAATTATTAGGAACTGCTACAGGTGGAATAATAACTGTACAGATAATAGAAGAAGGTACCAGTGGATATAGTACTGCTACTGTTGCTGCTGCTTATACTGGTGGTACAGGAGTAGGTGCCACTTTTGATCTTACTGCAGTAGATGGTAAGTTAACAGATGTAGGAATAAATATTGCTGGTAGTGGTTTTAAAGTAGACGATGAGATTACTTTTACAGGTGGTAGTGGTGATGCTAAGATTAAAATTACAGGTGTACAAGAACAAACAAAATGGGAAAATAGATCTAATTTCTTATCTATACCACCTTCAGTACTAGGTATTAATAAGGTCTTTGGTATTAAAGGAAGTAATATAAGAAGTAATTTATTTGGATTAGAATATCAATTATTCCTAAATGACTTATATCAATTTGGATCTGTTGATATTTTAAGTTATTACATGGTTAAATCATATCTTGAAACATTAGATATGGTATTGAATAATGGTAACTTTATTCCATTTAGATTTAATCAACGTCAAGATCGTCTCTATATTGATACTGATCGTGACTTTGTAGACGAAGGTGCATTTGTAATTATTGATTGTTATCGTCTTTTAGATCCTACAGAAAATACACAAGTATTCAATGATCCATTCTTAAAAAGATATGTCACTGCATTGATTAAAAAACAATGGGGACAAAATCTAATTAAGTTTCAAGGTGCTCAATTACCAGGTGGTATTACCATGAATGGTAGACAGTTATATGATGATGCAATTGCAGAGATTGCAGAAATTGAAGCAGAAATGTCATCTAGATATGAACTTCCTCCAATGGATATGATCGGATAAAATGGCAAAAAATACTTTCTTCAGACACGGCACAAGAAATGAACAAATGCTCCAGCAGTCGCTGGTAGACGAGTTTGTTAAAATGTTTGGTCTTGATATTCTTTACATTCCAAGAAAACTTATTTCTAGAGATACTATACTTAATGAAGAAGTTATCTCTCAATTTGATGATGCATTTTTAACATATGCTTACTTGGAAAATACTGAGGGATTTCAAGGTGCTGGAGATATTTTAACTAAGTTTGGAATTAGGTCTACAGATGAAATTACTTTAACAATATCAAGACAACTCTATGAAGATTTTCTTGCAATTCAAATGACGGGTGTTGATGAAATTGTTGTTGGAACTAGACCTAGTGAAGGAGATTTAATATATTTTCCACTAACATCTAACTTGTTTGAAATTAAATTTGTAGAACATGAAAAACCATTTTATCAATTTGGTAAGTTATATACCTATGAATTAAAATGTGAACTCTTCGAGTACTCAAACGAAACTGCAGGTGGAGATATATTTGAGAGTCAAGAGGATGAAGGATTTGTTGTTAAATACTATTATGATACTTCTACTTTATCTGGAGAACCTTCTCTTGGAGAAATGGTTACTGGTTCTATAACTGGTATTACCTCTATGATAAATCAATGGGATCCTGCTGAAGCATGGATTGAATTGAGAGCATTTAATGCAAATAGCAATTACAATACCTATCAAGTAGGAGAGACATTAACTGGTTTTAAATCTGGTTTCTCTATAAATATATCTAGTTTTGATGAACTTGATATGGAAGACGCATTTGCATCTAATATTGAATTTGAAAATACAGGTGATGACATTTTAGATTTTACCGAAAGAAACCCATTTGGAGAATTTGGCAATAGGAGTTAATTATGCTAGGTACATACCAATATAATCAAATTATGAGAAAGAGTGTCGTAGGATTCGGCACCTTATTTAATGATATTGAAATTCGTAAATATCATGATGACGGATCAGTATATCAAAGGATGAAAGTTCCCTTGGCATATGGTCCACGTCAAAAGTTTCTTGCTCGTTTAACAGAGCAACCTCAACTTACAAGACCAAATGCTATTACCCTTCCTCGTTTAGCATTTGAGATGACAGGGATGGTATATGATCCTACACGTAAACAAAGTCCAGTACAATATTGTTTAACTGAGGAAAATAATGAAGGTTTAAAGAAAACATACGTTCCAGTTCCATATAACCTTGAGTTTGAATTAAACGTTCTTAGTAAAACTCAAGACGACTGTCTTCAAATTGTAGAACAAATTGTACCATACTTTCAACCTTCTTTTAATCTTAGTATGAAGTTGGTTGATGAAGCAAACATAAGAAGAGATGTTCCAATCATTCTTAACAGTATTACATTTGATGATGATTACGAAGGAGATTTTGCAACTAGAAGATCTCTTGTATACACATTAAGATTTACATTAAAAACATACATCTACGGTCCTACTTCAGATACTGGTCTTATTAAAAAAGCAATTACTAAAGAATATTCTACAACAGATCTTAATATTGCTAGTAGACACAGAAAATACACAGTTACTCCCAAAGCAAAAGAAGATAAAAACAATGACACTATTGTTGATGCACTAGATGATGCACTTCTTGTATCTGGTGATGACTTTGGATTTAATGAAACATCTGGATTCTTTGAGGACGTATGAAGGAAAACTACGACGGAATAGAAGATGCACTCAACATAGAAGCAGATATTGTTCCTATGAAAGAGTCACCAAAACCAAAGAAAAGAACAGAGCGTGTTATCGATATTGATAAGGACGTTCAAAAAGATTATGACTTTGTTAGGGGTGAACTATATAATGTCATTGAAAAGGGTCAGGAGGCACTCTCAGGTGCCTTAGACGTAGCAAATAATACAGACCACCCTAGAGCATATGAAGTTACTGGACAATTAGTTAAGAGCGTTTCTGACGCTGCTGAAAAACTTATTGATCTTCAAAAGAAAATGCAAGACATTGAAGAAGGTCCAAAGTCCAAACAAAAAGTTACTAATAACAATGCTTTGTTTGTTGGATCAACTGCAGAGTTATCTAAACTTATTAAGCAAGGTCTTCTAGATAATAAATAATTAAAAAGTTTTTATAACAATGGTATTCACGATTAAATCAAGTGCTGTAGAATTATCAGATACTGGAAGCACAGTTAGCAACGCCAATAGAGTGCTTCTTCAAAATACTAGTAATGCTTTTAAAGTAATCACCATTAAAAGTGATGACACTTTCCAACCTGGTAGTGCAGCAGTTCAAGGAACTGTAGTAGTGAAAGCAGGTGGAGATCCTATAGTAATTAAAAAAGATAGATTGTTTACTCTTGAAGTTGCTAATGGAGTTACTGGAGTGTATGCAACATCTGTGGGTATAGAAGGATGAAAACA